CGTCCTTGGACGCTTATCCGCAGATAACCCTGTACCCCACTTAAGTTGGCACCATCGGGCTTGCCCTTTGAGAGAGCAACTTATATATAGAATATAATCAAAATGACAATATCTATTAATAAAAACTTATTAAATGTTAAAATTAACTACGGTTGGCACAGTCAAATAAATCACCTGCTACCTATGGTTAATGTATTACATCATAAGTCTCCCGATCTGAATGTTTATAAATTTAAGCATTTGGTCGAGACCATGGTAGTCAACCATGGAAAGTTGGAGACAATCAAGAGATTAAAATCCTTTAGATTGGTCCTACAGCAGTATGCCCTTGGGCAGACTGTTGTACCAATCCCTTTCTGCAAAGCAGACCGGGATAGTTTTCCGAAAGCTATTAGCTTTCTTAAACCTGACTTAGACTCTGTATATAGTGTTCGGTACTCATTCTCAGTAATGAGAATTATTGATTCATTCAAGATTTCTCCTGAATACTCAGTAAGTACTATAACCGATGAATCGACAGCAGACGAAAGTCTGGTTGAAGAGATATCAGAATATATACGAACATGGGACAAGCTAGGTATAATACCTAAGCTTGAAAAGTCACAACTTGTAATGAGTAATAGGGCAGGACCTAACGGACCGGCTACTATTAATGCAATTAAAGATTTGACTGCCTTACGGCAGGATCCTCAATTATTGGATTCAGTATCTAAGTTAATGAAGATTACATCTCCATTTCTTGATATGACAAGTTACAAATCACACGAAGGAAGCTTTAAAACTTCCAAACTCATCCTGTTATCGGATAACGCGTGTAAAACACGTGTTATTGCAATAGCAGATTGGTGGTCTAATACTGCTCTCAATGCAATCCATAATGGATTCATGAGAAGCCTTAGAAGACTTTCGAGTGATGTGACACACAGACAAAGTGATATACCTTCTCTTGTTAAAAGATTAGGTAACCATTTATACAGTTCAGATATGACTGCATTTACAGACCGATTCCCAAGAAAACTTGAGGTCAGTCTTATTAACGCAGCATACGGTGCTGAAATAGGTGGGTTATGGGAACAAGTTGTCTCACAACGATATTTTAGTCACCCATTGGGTGACGTTAGATACGTCTGTGGCAACCCCATGGGCTTGTTAAGCTCATGGCCCGTGTCAACACTAACACATCATGCTGTAAAGCAATGGTGTGCTTATAAATTAGGGATAAAGAATTACAATTATCTAATCCT